GCCGGCGAGCACAAGGTTGATGGCAACCCCTACGAGGCGTTGTCGGATGCCACCTACAAGGAATGGCTCGCCAGTTGCGAGGCTGTCCGCAACCTGTTCGCTGAGACTGTAGCGAAGGGCCGCGGCGTCAGCGCCGAGTCGATGCTCGCCACCGAAGCCGCCTGTTACGACGCCACCAACGGCAAGGCGCTGGGCATGATCGACTCGATTGCCAGCGCGACCACCGGCTTCAATGCCTTCGTCGACCATTTGAACGGCCGATAGGGCCGACCGACTCCAAGGAGAAAACCATGAACGCACGTCTCAAGGCGCTGACCACGACCACGCTCGCCGCGCTGGGCATCACCCAGGCCGCCGAATCGGAGCCCGCCGCGCCCGTCGTTGTTGAAGGCGAGATTGTCGAAGATCCCGCCGACGAACCGGCAGACCCCGCGCCCGCCGATGATGCTGCGGCCGAAGCCGAAGCGGCCGCCGCCGATGCTGACGTTGCCGCCGCCATCACGCTCGCCGCTACGCAGTCGGCCGCGAAGGCGACGGCCGCCGCGAATGCCCGCTGGGCCGACGTGCTCGGCAGCGACGCAGCCAAGGGCCGCACCGCCCAGGCAACCGCCCTGCTCGCTAACACCGCTCTCGACGCCGCTGGCGTCAAGGCCGCACTCGCAGCCTTCCCCAAGGAGGCCGCCGCAACCTTCGCCGACCGCATGGCGGGCGTCGAAAACCCGCCCGTCACCGCCGGCGCCGGTGGCGACGAAAACGCCGCAAAGGCCGGTAACTACGGCTGGGATAACGTCGTCGCCAAAGCCTTCCCGAAAACGGCCGCAAAGTAGAGCGCCGGCCCGCTCGTCACTCCCAAGGAGAACCAGACCATGACGACCCTTACTGCCACCCCGCACCCCGGCGAATATCTGATGTTCGAATCGGACCATGAGCGCGCACACGACCAGGTTACGGTCGCGATCAGCCAGACGCTTGTTGCCGGTCAGGTCATCGGCAAGGTCACTGTCGGCACCCCGACCGTCACCGCAAGCGCAGTCAGCGGCACCGGCAACGGCGTCCTGACGCTCGCCGGCACGCCCTATGTCGCAAACTGCCAGCCCGGCATTTACAAGATCGTGTTCATCGAACCGATCACCAACCTCGGCACCTTCGCCGTATTCGATCCGTTCGGCGTGCTCGTCGAAAAGGGCTTCGTCGGCACCGCGTTCTCGAATCAGATCGCGTTCACGATCGCCGATGGTGCAACCGACTTCCTCGCCGGTGACAACTTCACCATCACCGTGACGCCGGGCGGCACCTGGGGTCAGGTCAAGGCGCTCGATACCACGGCCACCGATGGCGCTGCACTCGCTGCGGGCATCCTGTTCTCGCCCGTCACCACTGGCGGCAGCGCCACGGCGCGCGGCGTCATCACGGCACGCGCCTGCACGGTCGACGGCAACAAGCTGACGTGGCCCTCGGGCATCAGCGCCGGCAACAAGGCCACCGCCATCGCGCAGCTCGCCGCGCTCGGCATCATCGTCCGCACGTAAAACCCCCCAGCGCCAAGCGCGCGCCTCAAGCCGAATAGGGCCGTCTCGAAAGGGGCGGCCTTTTTCGTGGGCGGGGTCGAGCGGCGCATTCATTTCCAAGGAGACTATCAATGCCCGCTTTCGACATTTTCAATAACGACGCATTCAGCCTTTTCTCGCTGACCGACGCGGTAGAGAAGATCCCGTATGAGCCTTCGCTGCTCGGCGATATGGGCCTTTTCAGCCCCGCGCCGGTTCGCACGCCGATGATCGGTGTCGAGCGCCGCGATGGCGTGCTGACGCTGATCCAGACCAGCGAGCGCGGCTCGCCTTCGGCCAAGGCCGGTGCGATCCGCCCGAAGCTCCGCAACTTCAACACGTCGCGCCTCATCAAAGAGGATGCGATCCACAGCCACGAACTGCTGAACATGCGCGCATTCGGTAGCGAGTCCGACATCCAGACCGTTCAGGCTGAACTGATGTTCCGCATGGGCCGACTGTCGAGCGACTTGAACGTCACGCTCGAAAATCACCGCCTCGGCGCGGTGCAGGGCATCGTGCTCGATGCTGACGGCTCGACGATCTATAACTTCTTCACCGAGTTCGGGATCAGCCAGCCGGCAGAAATCTCGTTCACCAACGCTGCGGTCACGGCTGCCGGCGGTATGCGCGCCTTCCTCGCGAACAACATCGTCCGTCCGACGCTCCGTGCGCTGGGTGCCACGACGCCGGTGCAGATCATGGCACTGTGCGGCGATACGTTCTTCGACTGGTTCATCAACCATGCCGATGTCGTATCGACCTACAACAACTGGCAGGCCGCGGCCGAACTGCGCCAGGGCAAGGCGTTCGGCGAGTTCGAGTTCGGCGGCGTCCAGTTCGTCAACTATCGCGGCACCGACGACAACTCGACGATCGGCATCAGCGTTGCCAAGGTCAAGTTCTTCCCGGTCGGCGTCCGCAGCCTGTTTCAGCAGGCGATGGCGCCAGGCGAGTCGATGGATCTGGTCGGCACGATGGGCCGCGAGCGTTACGCGCAAGTGCTGCAAGACCCCAGTGGTCGCAACGCCTTCGTGACGCTGGAAGTCGCGACCTACCCGCTGATGTTCTGCACGCGCCCCGAAGTGCTGCTGCGCGGCGCCTACTCGTAATCCCCCAAGGAACCAACTGGCGGCGCGACTCCGGTCGCGCCGCCGTTCTTTCCTACTGAGCAGCGGAGGAAACAATGCTCATTCTGGTTTCAAAGCCCTTCACGGAATACGTGCCAAACGAGGGCATGGTTGTCGGCAACATGGGGCGCATCGTCTCGCTGCCCGACAACATGGCGCAGAGCCGCATCGACTCCGGATTCGGCGAAGAGTCGACGCAGGAAGCGTTCGACGAGCAGGAAGCGGCTGACGCTGCTGCTGCCGAAGTCGAAGCCCCCGATGGCGAAGATGATGACCTGAGCGTGGCTCCGGTTGCCAAGCCTGCAGCCGCACCCCGCGGCAAGCGTGGCCCGAACAAGCCGAAGGCCAAGGCCCCCGCTTCGCCGGTTGATGCGCCCGCCGCATGACTGACGTTTTCGACGACCTCGACCGCATCACAATGGCGGGCATCGGCGACCCGATCACCTATACGCCCAATGGCGGCTCCGCGTTGTCGATCAACGCATGGGCCGACCATAGCGGCGATACGATCAGTTTCGGGTTCAGCGAAGGCGTGACGGCCGGTGCGGTCGTCCAGGTCAACAAGACGGACGTGGCAACGGTGTCGAAGCAAGACATCATCTACCTGCCGCGCACCGGCCTGACCTACCAGCCCGTTGAAATCCTGAGCGACCGCAGCGGCCGGCTTTGGAACATCGCGCTCGGCAAGGTTGCACCGGCATGAGCACGCCCGCCGTATTCCAGATTCAAAACGCGCTCAACACTTTGCTCGATGCCGCTCTGGCATCCAGCATCTTTGTTGACCGCGCCACGAACGAGCCCGTCACCGATACCGAAATGCCGGCTATCGTCATCAACCCCGGCGATCAGGCTTATGAGGAGTTCGACCTTTCGACGACCCGCCATATCGCGGAGTTCGGACTCGATATTTACGAAACCAAGAGCCAGTCGAAATCCATCGCGCGCAAGCAGCAGGAAACGATTGTTCTGATCGTCGCCGCGCTCGCCGCCGACCCTACGCTTGGCGGCCGCGTGCAGACGATGGAGCCTCAGAGCGCGTCGTCACCGGACGGCAATGCCACGGACATCGGCGCCGTCACCCTGACGATCCTCATCGTCTATTTCACGCCCCGCGGCGACTTCAACACCATCATCGGCCAATCCGGCCTGTTCACCTGACAAGGAGACTATCATGGTCGATCGTTCCAACGCCTCGGCATTCGCAGTCGTCAAGGAGGTCACGTCCGGCACCTTCGTCGCGCCCAGCAACACCGCCGACTTGCTGCAGATTGCCGACATCAAGGTCCAGATCGACGGCATCACGGTCGACATCAACGAATATACCGGCTCGATTCACAAGGTCGGCTCGGTTGTGCTCGGCAAGTCGCTGACCGTTTCCGGCAAGCTCTATCTGCGCGGCCCCGGCACCAGCACCCCGCCGGTTGCCGATGCATGGATTCCCGGCCGCATCCTGCAGGCTGGCGGCCTCGCCGAAACCGTGACCAGCACGGCAATTCCGGCAGCACCGGAAGCCGTTTCGGCCGGCACCACCACCGGCTTCACCCTCGGCGCCGGCGCGACCGGCACGCTCGATCTCTACAAGGCGATGATGATCAAGCTCGCCACCGGCCTCGGCGGCACCGGCAACAAGCTCTATACGATGATCCGCTCTTATGCGGCGTCAAAGGCCGCGACCATCGCTGAAACCGCATCTGGCGCGATCACCGGCAACTATCAGTTGCCCAAGCAGCTTTCGTATCGGACCTCGACCAGCTCGACGATCCCGACGCTTTCGACCTCGAACTGGATGGGCAACTATCGCGTCGATGGCGTTGGTATGGCGATCAGCGCGCTCAAGTTCGTGATGCCGACGACCGGCCGCAACGCCAGCGAGCCGCCGTATTTCGAGTTCACCCTGACCGGCGACGTTTACCAGGACGCCGACGAAACCTGCCCGATCGTCACCGCCGGCCTCGCTATCCCGCCCTACCGCGACGGTAAGCTGTGGGTCGGCAACACGCAGATGGGCGGCACGTCGTTCGATGTCGACTTCAACGCCACCGTCGCCTATCCGCCGAATCCGAACAACGCTTCGGGCAACGAGACGGCGCTGCTGACCGGCACCCAGCGCAAGGTGTCGCTCAACCTCAACCAGTATTCCAAGGCGACCAAGGACTTCATCGCGCTCGCCGATGCTCAGTCCTACAACGCCGTCATGGCGCTGTGGGGTTCGGCGACCGGCAATATGTTCGGATTTTTGGTGTCGGACGCGCGGTTCAACTATCGCTCGCCCGACAACAGCGCCGAATATGTGACCTCGACCGGCGAAATGTTCGTGGATGACGCGAACCGCACGGTCAGTTTGTGCATCCCATTTTTCTAGGGGTTTTTGGCTGGCGCTGCGCTTCGGCGTTGCGCCGGCCTTTTCGTGTTTGAGCTAAGTGGCTGGGAGGCCGAACGCAAATGACCGCACTGACAAAAGACGACATCGAGCATCACATTCCGGCAAGCCTCGCGAACCTCGCCACGCCGCCGGTGTTCCTGCTACGCCCCGCGACCATGCGCGATGAACGCGCCTTCCGCCGCGCGCTGCAGCTTGAAGGTCTGACCCGGCATGAGCCTTCCGAGGTTCGCGTCGAGATCAAGCGCGGCCTGCAGGCCAAATGGTCGCCCGATGAGTTCGAACAGGGTTGGGCCATCCTCAATGACTTTTGGGATGGCGGCGACCGGCTGGCTGAAATGCCGCTCGAAACCGACGAGCAAAAGGCAGAGTTCGAAGCCGCCAAGGCCGAACTCGACGAGATCGCGCCCGCCGCCGAACTGCTGATGACCAAACTCGCCGATGTCTGGCCGCCGCTGCGCCGCATCGTTGCTGACAATTCCGACTTCGATTCCGACTTCCACAGCGTTGCCATCGGCATGTTCGTTGTGGGCTGGAAGAACGTCGACCTCCCATATTCCCGCCAGGCCGATCAGGTTTCCCTCGATACGATTTATGCGTTGCGGAAGAAGCTCGTCTCGATCGAAAACGACGCCATCGCCGACAAGGTTGAAGGTGTCGTTCCCGGCCTCGCCTATATCCAGTTGGCGAACCATGTGCTCGCATCGATGGACCTCAACCGGGGTGCGGAAAAAAACTCCGAATCGCAGTCGCAGAGTGGGCCAACGCCGCCGCCTTCGACTGCGAACTCCCCGATGGATGGCTCATCGGAGACGAGCACTTCAAAGAAAACCCCACGCGGCAAATCAGCCAAGACGACCGCGAGCTAGTTCGCCTCTATCACCGTTGCGCCGACTATTACGGAAGGATCGCCGAATGGCCGGATGGTGGGTGCTTGCTCGATCAGCCGAAGCGGTTGGTGCAGGCGTTCGAAATCATCCGGCGCGAGCTGGCGCGGCCTGAGAACAAGCCGGGCTGATGTCGTTTTCCCTTCGCGGTCCCGATCGCAAATACATCGGCGAGATCCGCAAGCTCACCTACGAGAAACTGGCGAAGGCTGTTGCCAAGAGCGTCGACGCGACGATCAAGGAAACAAAGTCCGAGATCAAAGGCGCAATGGGCTCGGCCAAGCTCGGCAAGCTATCGGGCGCTATCGGCGCGGGCTCGGACGTATCGCGCAACCGCGTGCCGGACATCAACACCGTTGGCCCCGCGCGCTGGCGTGCCGGCGGTTTCATCGTCGCCCGCGGCAATTCGAACCGAACGAGCGGCGCGCTGGACGCCTACATCAACGGCGCGGTCATCACCCCCAAGAAGGGCCGGTGGCTGTGGATCGCGACGAAGGAGATTCCCCGTCGCGTTGGCCGGTATCGGATGACGCCGGAACTCTACAAGAAGGGCGGATTCGAAAAGAAGATCGGCCCGCTGGTGTTCATCAAAGGCAAGCACTCGGGCGAGGCGTTCCTGATCGCGCGCAACGTGCAGGTCAACAAGGCGCTGGGCTTCGGTCGCGCGCAGAGGATTCCAAAGACCGGCACCATCCGGCCCGGCAAAGAGCGTCGGGATACCATCATCGCCTTCATCGGCATCCGCGTCACGCGGCGCGAGTCTCGATTCGATCCCGTCGCTATCGGCACGCGGGTTGCGCAGGGCTTGCCGGCGAAGGTCGCGCACTACCTGACCGGCAACATCACGCCGAAGCGCCAGAACGGGCCAATCGTCGCATCAACGTCAACGAGTTTCACACAATGAAGGGGAGGGTAGCATGGGTCTGAAATCTGATCTGCTGTTCACCCTGTCGGGCAAGCTCGACGGCAGCTTGGGCGGCGCGTTCGGCCAGTTCGAACAGAAGGCGACCAGCGCGACGAACAAGGCCGAGGCCGGCGTCAAGCGCGTCAACAAGGAGGTTTCCCGAACCGCCAACCTGATGCGCGAGGCGGCGGCGACCGCCGGCGTATTCGAAGGCACCTTCGGCGGCATCACGTCGCGGTTGAACGCGGGCGCGAACCTCATCGGCAATGCCGGGCTCAAGATCGGCCTCGCGGTCGGCGGTATCGCCACCGGCGCCGCGCTGCTGTCGGCCGCTTCGGGCATCCAGAACTATCAGGCGCGTCTTGTGTCGGCGACCGCCGGCCAGAAAGAGTTTGTCGCTGCTCAGGAATTGACCCGCCGGCTGGCGAAGGACACGCGCAGCGATCTCGGCGACACGATTCAATTCTACGTTCGGCTGACCGCGGCGACCAAGCAGCTCGGACTCGAGCAGCGCCAGATCGAGTCGATTATGTCGACGGTGCAAAAGTCGATCCAGCTTTCGGGCGCAACCGCTCAGGAATCGACCGCGGCCGTGCAGCAGTTCGTCCAGGGTCTTTCGTCGGCGAACGGCCTGAGCGGCGACGAGTTCAAGTCGCTGGGCGAAAACGCGGTCAAGGTGCTGCAGACCATCGCGGCCGGCCTCGAAAAGACTGGCGGCATCCCCGGCTTCGACGGCACGATTCAGTCGCTTCGCGATCTCGGCTCTCAGGGCAAGTTGACCGCCGCCGTGCTCGTTCCCGCGCTGGAAGCGATGAAGTCGAGCGTCGATGACTCCTTCACGCGGATGCCGGTCACGATTCAGCAGTCGACGACGCTGATGAAGAACTCGCTGACGGAATTGGTCATCAGGGCAGAGGACGCGATGGGTATTCTGCAGGGCTCGGCCAACGGCATTTCGCTGCTGGCCAACAACCTCAACATCGTTGGCGTTGCGGCCGTCTCGGTAGCAACGGCGTTTGCTGTCCGCTATGTTGCGGGCTTGTCGGCGGCGACGGTTTCGAATATCGCCTTCGGTGCATCACAGGCCGCCATGCTGGTCGGCCTCTATGGCACCGAAACGCGGCTCATCGCATCGGCAATCGCTGTTACCCGATTCAACACGGCTATGGCCGCGCTCCTGAGTCCGACGAACCTTGTCACCGCGGCGCTCACTCTTGCCGCCGGCGCCGCCTACTATTTCGCAACGCGCGCGACGGATGCGGAGAAGGCTGCCGATGCTCTCGGTGTGAGCCAGTCCGATCTTGCCGCGCGCACGGATATTGCGACTGCCGCGATGTTGCGCCAGGCAAACGCCGGCGGGCAGCTTGGCCGTGTGTTGGATGCCAATGCTATCCGCGAAGCACAGAACAAAGTGGATCTGGCGAACAAGGCGAGCGCAACCGCGCGCGCACGCTTGGCTGCGACATTGCAGAGCGGCGGCGTCAGCCGCGGCGCGACCACCGAATCCTTTTCAATCGCCAATGATATTCGCAACGGCAGGGATGGCGGAACTCAGGCCATCATCGGCCGCATCGCCTCATTGGAAGCCAAGTTTCCCGAAGTCTCAAAGGCGCGCGGTGAAGCAATCGCGGCCGCATTGAAAGAGGTTGTCGCTGCTGACATTCTGGTCAGGGACGCAATGATCCAGACCAGTAAGACTCTCGCGCCGAAGGGCGGCCGTGGTGGCGGCGGCGGCGCCGGCGCGGCAGCAGCAGATGGTGTGGTTGCTGCGGCGACCGGCAAGACGCTCGCGCAGTTGCGCGCCGAATCCCAAGTCGCGGCGATCGATGACGGGACCAGCGCGATCAAGGCCGCCAGCGCCCGCCGTGCATCGGCTATCGCCGCGCTCGATGCCGCATTTGTGTCGAAGGGAAAGGTCGCACCTGAGAAGCAAGCCGATTACAGCGCGCAGCTCACCGCGATCAACGCGACCTATAATGCCGAAGTCGAAGGCGCTCAGGCCGCCGCGCGCGCCAAGACGGCCGCCGCCGCCGCATCGCGCGCCGCTGCCGCCGCCGACAAGCGCGACCGTCGCGAGGCGCTGGCGGATACCAACGAACTGCAGCGCATCCGCGACAAATACGACAATCAGCCTTCGCGGCAGGATAACGTCGACAAGGACTTGAAGCGACTCCGCGAATTGCAAGCCGAACTCGGCAAGGCGATTCTGCCGGACTCGCTGTTCGCCGACATCGAACAGAACATGCGGCGTTCGCTGATCCAGCCCATGATCGACGCGAACATTGCCGCGCAGGAATCGCTCGACATTCAGACGCTCGTTGCCGCCGGACGCGATGCTGACGCCGAAGTGCTGCGCCGCTCGCTCGCACTCATCAAGCAGGGCGTCGACGCCACCGACATCAACCTCAACCAGATCGCCAACCAGGTCGAGGCAGAGCGCGCCGTCAACCGCGAGATCGAGCGTCGCAACGAACTGATCGGCATCTACGCTCGCGCCGCCGGCGAAGTGCAGGGCGCGCTCCGCAACCTGCTGTTCGACGTGCAGGGCGGCGATCTCCCCAAGGCATTCGCCAACGCCGGCAAGTCGCTGTTCGACTCCTTCCGCGCGAGCGTTGCCGACGAGATCAGCGTCAAGTTTTTCGGCAATGCACAGCAGGACGCGACCGATCAGATGACCGGCGCGCTCGACGTGAACACCGACGCGCTCGGCAACCTTGCCGCGGTCATCGCCAACTATCAGGACGCCTTTCAAAACGGTGACGGCGTGCTCGCCGGCGGCAGCGGACTCAGCGCCATCGCCGACAAGATTTCGTCGGCCGCGTCCAGCCCGCTCCGCAGCGCGGCGAACGATAATATCCTGACCAGCAGCGCGCCGGTGCTCGCGCCGCTCACCAACTCGCTCAAGACGTTTTCGCAGTCGGTTGGCGTGCAGCAGAAGGGCATCAAAGGCTTCAACACCGCTACTGAGCGTTTCAACCAGATCGGCGCTGATTTTGGCGCAAAGATTGATAAGCGGCTTGGCACAGGTATTTTCTCCGAGATTGGATCAAACCTCGGCACGGCTTTGGAAGGTTCAACCTACGGGTCGCTATCGTCGGGTGTCGCATCATCGCTGGGGATCAAACAAAATGGCACTTTGGCGGCCCTTGGCGGCGCGCTCGGAGGTCTTGCTGGCGGGCCAATCGGCGGCGCTATCGGCGGGCTTATTGGCGGCACGATTGGCGGCCTTGGCAAACTGACCAAAAATATCAGCGGCCTTGGCAAAGCGGTCGGCATCACCGCTGGTATCGCCGGCGGCATTGGTGGCGGGCTTTTGGGTGGGGCCGCCGCCACAGGCGCGGCTTTTGCTGGCTCTGGCATCCTGTCCGGCTCACTCGCCGGGGCTGCTGCCGGGCCTATTGGCATGGCAATCGGCGCGGCCATTGGGTTGTCGGCGGCGCTGTTCTTTAAGAAGAATCCCTATGCTGACGTTCGGCTTTCGACGAATGCCTATAGCAACGCATCAAGCACCACCAAGGCGCGGGGCGACGCTACAAACGCAAATGCCGCTGCGGGTTCTTTCCTTGATAGCCTCACCAATCTCGCTGGCACGTTAAATGCCACCGTCAAGCCAAACGCCAATCTCGGCGCGATAGGTTTCAGCGGCGACAAGTTCTATTTCGACCCCAGCGGTTCGGGATTTAAGGCTAAGTCAGCGCAGATTTTCGCGACCGCGGAGGAGGCCGTCGCCGCCGCGCTCCGCAGCGCCATCAATAGCGGGATACTGGAAGGCTTGCGCCAAGGAACGCGGAATCTCCTAAGTGCTGCCGGGACAGATTTGCAGGTGCAGGCTGCCAAGGCTCAAAAGTTCGAAGGAGTGTTCACGTCGCTGAAACAGATTCTCGACCCGGTTGGCGCGGCCACCGATGCCGTCAACAAGCAGTTCGCCGAACTATCGAGCATCTTCAAAGAGGCCGGCGCGAGCGCGGACGAATATGCCAAGTTGCAGCAGCTTTACGACCTGCAGCGCGCGGACGCGATCAAATCGGCCGGGTCGGCAACGACCGCGGCGCTCAAGGATTATCTGACTCAGCTCACCACCGGCAGCGCGTCGGGCCTGTCTATCCGCGACCGCGAGGCTCAGGCCAAGGCAGACTTCGCGCCGTTCGTGTCCGACCTCGCGGCGGGCAAGAAGGTCGATACCGACGCCTATCTCAAGGCCGCCGAAAACCTCCGCATCACCGACCGCGAATTGTTCGGCTCGACGCAAGGCTATTTCGACACGCTCGCGCAGATCACCAGCCTGACCAAGCAGGCCATCGGCGACAGCGAGAATGTGTCGTCGCTGTCGGGCGCGCTCAAGTTTGACACGGCGCCGGTGACGGACGGCCTGACGACGCTGCAGGGCACGCTCGCATCGATCGGCAATCAGCAAGTCAGCCTGCTCAACGAGATCGCCAACCTGCTCGCTGCCAACAGCAACACGCCGTCGAACAGCGGCGGCGCCCGCTTCGACATCATGAAGGTCAACGGCTTCTAACATGCAGATCCTTGCCTCCATCACGCCGCTCGATCCGGCGTCGGGGAGCCGTGTAACCTTGCGCGCCAGCAGCGCCGACAACCGGCAAATGCTGGCGCTCAACAGCGTCCGGTGGGTTCCTGCCATCGTTCGCCGCCCGTCGATTTCCGATGAACTGTTCGACGGCAATTTCACCGGCGTCATCAATGATGGCGGCGCGACGATCGATCTGGCGATGTTCGGGTTGAAGCGCCAGGACGCCAACGCCGCAACCTATCGGTACGCCGGCGCCGCGGTCACGATCTATCACGGCAACATCGGCGACGCTTGGCCGTGGACCGTGGCGTTCACCGGCATCGTCGACACCTTCACCAATGATGCGGAGCGGCTTTCGCTTCGGCTCAAGGTCAACACCGCGCCGTTCGGCGTGCCGGTGCTCACCGCGACCTATGCCGGCACCGGCGGCAAAGAGGGTGGCGCGGATCTCAAGTTCAAGGTCAAGCCTTGGTGCTTCGGCGCGGCGTCGAATGTCGAGCCCGTCCTGATCGATGTCACGAACAACGTCTATCAGGTCAGCGCCTACGGCCCCATCAACGGCGTCACCGCCTGCTATGAGCGTGCCGCCTCGTTTGGCGCGTCCTACGGCAATTACACGACCTATGCGCTTCTCGTCGCGGCAAGCATTCCGCCGGGCAGGTGGGCAACCTGTCTGGCGGAAGGCATGATCCGGCTCGGCGCGCCGGCGGCTGGGCTCATCACCGCCGATGTCGAGGGAGACAAGCCTTCGACGTTCCTTCGCAAGACGGGCGAGATCATCAACCGCATCTGCACCAATGCGGGCATCGCGTCGGGTAGCATCGATTCAACGTCGCTCAATGGCCTCGATACTGCCCTGACCACGCTGCTGACCGGCGACGGCTACATCAACCTGTACCTGACCGAACAAACGACCGTCATGGAAATCGCGCAACGCCTCGCGCGGCCGTGCAACGCGGCGGCCGGCGTGCATCCGCGCACCGGCAAGCTCTATGTCTGCCGCACCGCCGCCATCGGTACGAGTGTGCTGACGCTCAACGCGCAGGGCCGCAAGAAGCCGGCCGACCCCGGCGTGCTTGCGTGCGTCGAACAGGACGTGTCGCCGCCCTATTGGCGTATCGAAATGCAGGGGCAGCGTTCATGGCGCGTCCACAGCGCGAGCGAGATCGCTTTCACCGCGGATTTGGTCGAGGTCGGCGACTATGCCGGCGGCACGACCTACCGCGAGGGCAACATCGCCACTAACCAGGGCGGCCGCTGGCTCTACATCAACCCGGTGGCGAGCGCCGGCAATGCGCCGCCGACGCTGCCGACGACCTCGAACAGCTATTGGTCGAGCCTGACTCTGCCGGTCGATTACAGCGCCGTGGCGGGAACGAAGCCACCGACGAACGCCGACAATACGGCGGCCTCGCAAATTGTCGTCACCGTTCCAACGCTGGTCGAATATGACGCTGACTATCTCGGCGTCATCCCCGGCACGACCAGCAACCTCGTCGGTAACGTGTCGATCCGCGTGTCGCGCGGCGGCACCAGCATCAAGACCGACACCGGCACGACCTATGCCATCACCGTCAACGGCGGCATCACCGGCGCGGTGGTCGATAACACTACCGGCTCGGGCACCAAGGGCGATATTTCTGGCATCACGTTCAGCGGCAATACGGCGAGCATCGACTGTGTTGTGACAGTCGGCGGCGTGGCCCAGCCGCGCGTGACGATCAACTTCGCCAAGCGCCTTGCTGCGGCGCCCGCGCCCGGCGGTGGCAGCAACCCGAAGCTCAAGTCAACATCAGGCTTTGCGCTCGGCACCGGCGCAACGTCCTATACCGTGCTGGTTGCTCCTATGACCGTCACCATCGCTACCGGCGAAAGCCTCTACGCGACAGCCCCGCTCGACTATGAAATCTCGGGCACGACGACGGCCAGCCGAACCTGCACCGCAAAGTGGCAGTATTCCGTCGCCGGGGCGAACTCATGGAGCGACTTCCCAAGCAGTCCGATTTACGGCTCGTTGGCGTATTCGGACTATTTCATCAATTCATCCGAGGGATGGGCCGGTGCCATTCAGGGATACATTGCCATGACGCAGACCAAGCCAACGCCCGGCGTCGGCGATTGGGACGTGCGCGTAATCGCATTTCAAAGCACGTCGGGCCGCACGATGACATTCTACGGCAGCGCGACAATCGAGGCGAAGGTCTGATGGCTGTCACGATCTATAACGCGGCCACCGGCGAGACGCAGACCGTCGACTCGACCGAAGGCTATGACCCGGAGGTGTGGGCCGAAGTCGGCAACCCGCCGCCGGCAGGCGCTTGGGTCTACGACGGCACCGCCTGGGTGCGCTTCCCGGTTCAAACGCTCGGGCAGATACGGGATGCCGCCAAGCAGTCCGTCATGCAAACCCGCGATGCGACCATGAACGGCGGTTGCCCCTGCACCATTGGCATCATCGACTCCAACGAGCAAAGCCGGCTGTTCGTCTCGGGCTCGGTCAGCATGGCGCAAATCGCCGCCGCGGCATCGCAACCATTCACGATCCGATGGCGCCTCCAAGACAATAGCTACGCCGACCTCGACGCAGATGACATGATCGCGATGGGCGTCGAACTCGGCCAGTTCGTCAACGCCTGCTGCCAAGCGGCCTTCGACTTGAAAGACGAAATCGACGCCGCTGCCGACGAAGCAGAAGTCGCCGCGGTCGATATTGCGGCCGCGTTCGCCGCGCTGATCTGAGGAGTCTCCAATGCCGAAACCGACCAACGCCGCGCGCCACGCGACGGCGCTCAAGATTGCTGCGCCTTTGCACCGGCTCGAACGGCTCGTCGCGCGTCTCAGCAACGCGGCAGTCAGCGCCGCGGTCAAGGATCTGCACGACGCGCTTGCCGACGCGCATTTGGCGCACGCCGCCGAGCTCGGGCTTGCCAGCATCGACCAATACAGCGGCGGCATCCCGAAATGACGCTGACCTGGGGCGTCGCGCTCTACCTGCTGGCGCTTACTGCTGTCGGGCTATGGGCGCTGTGGAAGGCTGACGAGCCGATGGTTCGGACGCTGCTGCTGCTGGTGCTGAATTGGGCGGTGCTGAGCGCCGCGCGCGCCACGCTGCACGATCCGATCCCGCTCAAGGTCATGCTGATTGCCGACTTTACGGCCGGGATGCTGATCCTGCTGCCCCGCGTCGGCGATGCTCAAATCATCATCGGCGACCTATTCTTCGCCCAAGTCGGGCTGACCACTGTGATGATGGCATTCGGGAAGCCCGAGTTTGCTGTCTATGCGTACAAGGCCGCCCTGAACACCATCGGCGGCTTCCAGATCCTCTTTCTGCTGATCGGAACGCATTATGGATCGGGCAAGCGATTTCGTCTGGCTGGTCGCAGCCGCGGCAATGGGGGCGATTATGCGGGCAATGCGCTCGCTCGCGCGCAGCAACAATGAGCGAGATCGGCGAACTGGCGAATAGGCAGGTGCCGGTCAAATGGGTGGGCGGCCTGCTGGCATGGCTGCTGTCCGGCGCCGGCGGTGCGCTGCTGATGACGTTCTACCTCGGCGTCTACCAGCGCGACACCCGCGCTAACTTCGACCGCCTCGATGCCCGCATGGCGATTGTGGAGCGCGCCGCTGCCGAATCGCGCGCTGACCATGATGTGCTGATCGAAATGCGGGGCGATGTGAAATACCTCGCCGAACGCGCCCGCGAACGCGATGGCGCCGCGCGATGATGGCGCATTATTTCGCCGTGCTGTTGCCGACCGTGGTGGCGTTCATCGCTGGCTATGGGGTGCGCTGGGCGGTGCAGGTGCGCGCGGCACAGATCAACAATCGGAAGGATTGACGATGCTGCACAACGCCCCCGCGTTTTTCGCCGGCCTACGCACCGGCCCGCTTGGCCCCGAGCTATCGCCGGGTGAGGTCGGCGGCTGCAACGCCATCCTGGCCGCGTGCGCGGGCTGGCCGGCGAGCTGGACGGCCTATGCGCTTGGCACGGCCTGCCATGAAACGGCGCGCACGATGCAGCCGATCAAGGAGCGCGGCGGCAATTCATGGTTCGCCCGCTATGATGGACGGCGTGACCTCGGAAACACGCAGCCCGGCGATGGCGCGCGCTTTGCCGGGCGCGGCTATGTCCAGCTGACCGGCCGCGTCAACTATGCCAAGGCCGGCGCCAAGCTCGGCGTCGACCTGATCGGCAACCCCGACGCGGCGCTCGGGCTCAACATCGCCGCGCAGGTGCTGCGGCTCGGCATGGCCGATGGCTGGTTCACCGGGCGCAAGCTGCCGAGCTATCTGCCGACCGCCCGCGTGCCCGGCACGCTCGAGCAGTTCCGCCAGTGCCGCCGCATCATCAACGGGCTCGACTGCGCCGACAAGATCGCCGGCTATGCGATGCACTTTCAGGATGATCTGCGCGCCGGGGGCTGGGCGTGATCCGCTGGCTGCGCTGGCTGCTGGCGAACATCGCCAAGCTGATCCGCTACCTGACGACGGCAAAGGACAACGAAACCCCCAGCCTGACGCGCATCCTGTCGATCATCGGAGGGCTGCAGTTCTTCTTCCTGTCGCACTGGGCGTTCGTGGTGCGCGGGCAGGATTTCGAACCGATGGTATGGGGCACCGGGCTCGGCCTGATGCTGACCGCCATCGCCACCGCGATCCGCGTCGCGATGAAAGCCAATTCCGGCAACGACCCGCAACTGGAGGAACCCACGCCATGAAACTTCGGTCGCTCAATGCGCAGGAAGCGCGGGACATGCTCGGCGCTGACGTGATCCGCAACCTCAACGATCAACTGTTGCTGGTGCTGCTCAACCGTGCTGGCGGGACTGTCGACGTCCCTTGCTCCGAACTCGATGCCACTGGCGAGTTCATCGCGCGGCTGGAGATTGATCATGACAGCCGCATTTTCACCCTGAAAATCGAGAGGAAGCAGTAATGAAAACGACCTTGACCGATGGCAGTCCGGTGACGGCGGACCATCGCGAAATTCAGCCAAGCGGGATGCAGAAAGCATACGTGGTGCTATCGGAAGATGAGCGCGCCAAGGGGTTCGTGCGGCCGGTACGCCGCACCTATGTCCACGATAAGTGCGGCGTGGCAACGACGATGGGGCTGGCGCTCTCCGAAACCTATGCCCGCGACCCGAACTTCTACAGCGGCACCTTCTGCTGTGGCTGTGGCGCGCATTTCCCTGTTGGCCCCGATGGCGAGTTCAAGTGGGATGATGGCGAACGGGTTGGGTCATGAAGTCGTCATTCGATCTAGGTGCGAAACTCGGATTTCCGCGCGACACGCCGCGCCGGCCGAATGATCTAGCCGCTCGCGTCGCTGACCTTGAGCGCGAGGTCGCCGACTTGCGCAGCCAGTTGATGCCTTTCCGCAAAATGGGGCCACGCCCATGATCCGCCGTTTCACCCTCGCGCTCGCGCTGCTGCTGGCGGCGTGCGGCGCCAACCCGGCGTTCGCCGCGCCCGCACCGCTGCTGCTCAAGAACATGGTCGGCAAAACCGTCGACGGCGGGCATTTCAGCCGCATCACGCTGATCAACTGCCGCGACTGCACCGTCCGCAACGCCACCGTCACGCCGCCGCCCGCCATCAGCATCAACGACCAGGCCGTGCGCGTCACCGGCTCGCCGGGCGCTATCATTGAAGGGCTGACTGTCACCGGCCAAGCCGCGACGACTGGCGTTGCTCAAACCGCACCCGGACCCGCCGGACTCGTCATCGGCCTATGGGCGGGAGAAGGCATCCACGTCGATACCTCGCCCGGCGCGGTCATCAGCCACAACGTCATCACCAAGTTTCATCAGGGCATATCGTTCGGCGGTGACGGCGTTGTCATCGACGGCAACACCATCGCCAATATGCGGACCAGCGGTATCGTCGGCGTTCCGGGCGATAACGTCACTATCAACGGCAATGGCATCGGCGCATCGTTCCCTTGGCGCTGGGGTCAAACACCGGCGGGCGATCATGGGGACAAGATACACCTTTGGACTGCCGGCGGGCGCACTGTCACCGGCCTGACCATCACGAACAACGTGCTCGATGATGGCAAGGGCGTCGCGTTTCTCGGAATCTTCCTGCAGAACAAGAGTGGCAACTTCGCCAACGTCACGATCGAACGCAACACCATCCGCATCGGCCAGACGCTGGCGATGATGCTGACCGGCACCAGCGGCTCGGTCAGCTTCAACACGCTGGTGCCGCTCAACCCGAAAAAGCCGGCGTCGATTTATGCGGGCTTCGGCAACTCGGGCGTCTGGCGCGGCAACACCGGCGGGCTCGGCGTCACCTTCCACCGGTCGCTCAAGCCAGCGCAGCGCGCGCTGGTGACGGTGCTGCCGTGATGGGTAAACCCATAACGGAACAAAATCAGCATGTTGAAACGCTGGGTTCGCTGCGGCTGCGCGCCGAACGTGCCGAAGCGCGCGCCGCAAAAGCAGAGGCGCGCGTTGCCGATCTCGAGGGCCAGAACGTGACGATGCGCTTCATCGCCGCCGCTGCGCCGAAAGTGCAGCCGGCCCCCGAGCCGCATGGATGGGATTGAACCAATGACCGCAATCATCGCCGCATGGCCCATGATCAAGCGCCTGCTGCCGTTCATCGGTGGCGCGCTGCTGCTGCTCGCCGCGCTGCTGTGGCTGCGGCACTGGGGCAACCAGCGGTACAATCAGGGGGTCGATGACCTCGCGGCGAAATGGACCGCCGCCGAGTTGGTCGCCGAGCGCCAAGCCTATCAGCTCGCCCGCCAGCGCCAAGCCGCCATCGATGCCGCCGAAGCCGCCAGCGCCGAGCGCGACCGGCTCTACCAGATCGTCAACCGCCCGATTCAGAACGAGGTCACCGCTTATGTCAAAACTCCCGCTGCTGCTGCTCGCTGCGCTGACGCTGACGGC